CATTGTAAGAATGATATGCATTTAATAGTATTGTGTTTATTATTTAAGGTTTTAATAAATTTTAATTTATTAAATAATTTTGATTTACACTTAATTGAACTATTGGTGTAGAATAATGATAGTAAAGTTATAGATTTTACTTTGTTATAGTTTAATAAAAGTATTAAAAGTTGTCAAGTTGTGTTGACAAATTCTGTGGAATGAAATCGCAAATGTGCTATCACTGATGCGAAGGTAGTTTGATTTTTGTTGTTTTTAAAAGAACAGCCCTTTTTTCTTTCGGGCTTGCCCCTAATTAAAAAGTTTTTGTTTTGTAGCTTATCTTTTTGTAAGATGAGTACGTGTGATTTGGTTTTTGTAAACTAAAATTGCTAACCCCAAGCCAGAATATAAACCTGTGTAGTGACTTATAGCGAACAGGAAATTGCATGAAACGAGTTAGTATACCTCTGAGACTTAGTTTTAAAATTGATAAAGTAGTTTCAATTAAGAACTAAGTACAGGTTTAAATATACACTGCCACTTAAGTAATTTCCCGCTAGACATAACGAAACAGTTAGGTAGAAAGCGAGGGACCTAAGTATAAAATGGACAAGTTAATAGAAAATAATTTAAATAATACATTAATATATAATCGTAGCCGTAGTTTAATTAAAAGCGATTTGAGAGGTGATAACTTTCGAAATAATATATTTAAGGAAGAGAAGTCGGGAACGTTAATCAGCGTATTCAACCGGGTTCTCATACATGATAAAAATTTTAGTGCTGAAGGTAAAAATGAAATTTGTAAATATAAATCTTTTAGCAAAACAAATTTATTTGTATTAGATGTTTACAAAAAGAGTTTTTTTGAAGTTTATGAAAAAGATTTTAAAAGGCGAAATTTACCTTGTATTGAGTATAAAGGATGGGTTGTGAAATATATAGGAAGTCGTAATGAGGCTTTAGATATGATTCATAAATTAAAGAATACTCATTTTAAAAATCAAGGTTTGATTGAAAGCGTCAATGGTGCTAAAACACAGTTTATGGACTTTTTAAGTGGAATTAGTACTATTTTTGAAGTAATAGCAGGAATAGGTAAAACTAAGAATATGGTTTCAGAAAAATATGATAGTTTTAGAGAAAAATTTGTAATTCCTGTAACTAGTAATAGTATTGTGCATGTAGCCAGACAATATGGGTTAGGTTTAGTAAAGATTATGGTAAGTGTTTTTAGGATGGTTAATGAAACGGAGTTTAGTGTTATATCTATAGCGAGTTTAATGTTAGACGTGTATGATTTGATTAAAAATACGTCTTTGTTTCAGGCAGAATCTTTGGAAGCGGTATTAGTAGCTGGAATTAGTTCCATGTTACCTGCGTCTTTTGTTAATATAATTAAAAAGATGTCTTTATTGACAAATAGGAAATTGTTTGATGATCATGGTTTTATTTTTGAATTTTTTTCTTTATTATCATCATTATTAAATACCATAATTTCTTATTTTCCTATTGTCATTCAGGATTATATGAAAGGTTTATTAGAATTGTTTGGATTGAGTGAATTTGTTTACATGCAGAAAGCTAGAAAAATTTTAAGTGATTTTAGTAGAGATAATCATATTGTGCTGCGCGAAGATTTTAGAAGATCTGTTAAGGAATTGTCCACCGAATTTAAACAGGTGGATTTAAAGAAATTTTTTGCAAAAAATAAACCATTACATGACATAGCTTTAGAATTTGAAAGAATAGTGAAAGCAGTTAAATCTTATGAACAGACTTCGAGACAGGAACCATGTTGTTTTGTGTTTCAAGGCCCACCTGGTTGTAGAAAATCAGTTACTATTAATAAACTTATTAAAGTTTTAGGTCTTACTCATTATTCACATATTGTTAAATGTTCAGAAGATTCTAAAGATTGGTACGATTCTTATAATAATGAGGATATTTTTTATATGGATGATGTAGGACAAATGGGTAAATCTCAGTGGAGAAATTTAATTAATTGGGTTTCAGCTGTAAAATTACCATTAGATTGTGCAGAAGCTAGTTTGAAAGATACCAAATATTTTAATAGTGATTTAATTTTATTAACTACAAATAATTTTACTAATTTACAAGGCTTTACCAGTAAAGATTGTATTGAGCATCCTGAAGCCCTGTGGCGTAGAGGTTATGTTTTTGATTTTGAAAATGTAAAAGGAGTAGGTGATTTAATGGAGGGTAATGCCTGTTTTAAATTTTATGATATTAAAACCAAATCTTTTAAACAAAGTTTTCCGGATGATTTTAAAGAATTTTTAGATAATGAGGGCGTTGTTTTAGATAGTTTTTGTGCAGTGGAGAATCAGAATGTTCTTTTGACTTGGCTTAGTACTATTGTATTGGGATTTAAGAAGATGAAGCAAATTCAATTAGATAATAATACTTTGCTTAATGAAGATATTGACTTTGTAAGAGCTGCTAATCCTTTTCAAGCCCAATCCAATGTAATGTTGGATTCTGTACGAAATTTAATAGATGAGTATTTTGTATATATTTTAGATACTTGTAAAGCATTGATTGGTGATTTTATGTCTATGATTTTAAATAAACCAGTAATGGCAGCAGGCGGATTTGTCGTTAGTTTAGTAGTTATATCCATGTTGTATAAATTCAAGAATATGTTTTCAGAGGAGGGTGGTTTTATTTCAGTAGTAAAAGGTAAGGAGGAAA